GTACCTGGATTTGCTTCTAGTGGATTTGCATCTAATGGGATCGTGTCAAGTGCAGGACAATCCTCAGAGTCGAGGCTTCAATTCAACCAGCTCTTTGATTCTATTGCAAATCTTAAACTATCGGTAACGGTGGAAGATATTAACGCAGGACAGAACAGAGTTCAAGTATTAGAATCCCGTGCTTCAATATGATAATGTTACCAGAACCGTACACCCTAGCAGATTTATTTGATGCTGGAATAATGAAATTCCTTTTAAATAAAGGAGAGCATACCATTAATAGATATACCTATAAACGCTATGTAGAAGTTTTTGAGGCTTATTTAAAGAAGTCAAAAAATATAACTAGGGCTGTTGAATATACGTCCGATGAGTGTGGGTGTAGTGAACGAACTATAAATCGAGCGAGATCAGCATTGAAGAAATAAAAAAGAGTATCAGTCTTGGTATGCCTTATTTTAATCCAAATGACCTTGCCAAATTACTGTCTATATAACTGCGTAAACGATTACGCAATTTTACACCAGTGGAGAGAATAAAAATTCATGGTCATATAGGGCCATCTTATGTAGATGAGGCCGGAATCCTTCAAAAGGGTGTTGAATTGGTGGATATTATCACGGCTGTGAAAGACAGTCCATCCCCCATACTTCAATTTTCAGTTAAGAGTCCGGGAGGATATGTAGAAATGGGTAACCAGATATATGATTATCTGATGTCTTTAAAAAAAGAAGGTAAGACTATCGAGATGTATCAGGTCGGCCTAGTGGGTTCTATTGCCACAAAGATTTTTATGGCTGGTGATGTTCGTGAGGTAGACCCATCACAAGAGTTTTTTATTCATAACCCTTGGATGATTCCAGAGTCAGGCGATTCGGACAAGCTCAGAGAGCAAGCCGATGCACTTGATGTAACTGAAAAAGACTTAAGGAAGTTTTACGCTTCACACACCAATATTTCAGACGAGGGTTTAGATGCTCTTATGAAAAATGAAACCTCTTTAACTGCGGAGCAAGCGGTTAAACTAGGCTTTGCTACACGAATTAAATCAATGGCTTTTGCATTAGTAAAAACAAAAAATAAAATGGCAGTAGAAAAAAATGATGAAAAGAGCTTAATGGAACACTTAAGTTCATTCTTTAATAAGAAAGAAGACAAATCAAAAGGCGTGGCTCCTAAAGCACAGAAACCAGAAAACGAAATCAATAACTTAGTGGTGATGCTTGCTGATGGAGCCGGATCCTTTTGGGTTGAAGGCGATGCACTACAAGAAGGCCAGGCGGCTTTTCTTTTAGATGAAGCCGGAGAGCCTACAAGCGAAGCTGTTCCTGATGGAGAGTACAAGCTTGAGGATGGTTCAGTTGTTTTAGTAGCTGACGGGCTAGTAGGCCCGGTGGCTCCTGCTGCTGACCCTGAAGCAGCGGCACCCTCTTTTTCTAAAGAGGAAGTCGCTAAAATAGTTCAGGAAGAAGTAGCCAAGGCACTCGCAGAATCTGCTAACGCAGTTGCGGAATTAAAAAATGAAGTTTTAGCATTTAAGAAAGACGTAAAGCTAGGCATCGCTCCTAAGAAAGCATTTATAAAAGCCCCTGGAACGGAAGCTAAAAAGATTACCATTCATGGAGTGATGGCAGAAATGAGAGAAGAAAGACAAAAACAATTAAATAAAAGATAACAATGGCAAGTCCAACATTTACAAGCAATTACGGAGGTGATGCCCTCGATTATATTGTAAAAGCAACAGTACTAGGAAACGAGGCTGTATCTAAAGGGTCAGTTTATGTGATCGAAGATGTTCAAAAGAGCATCAGTATCTCAAAGATGGTATCCACAGCAGACCCAATCATCCCACGTGAGGCAATGCCTACAACCAAATCGGCAACGGTGACTTGGAGTGAGGCTCAATTAACTCCAGTGGATATGATGATCTACATCAATGACATCAATCCTAGAATTTTTGAGGCGGCATGGAGACAGTTTCAGCCTAAGGGAAATCTTCCTGACAAGGTATTAGACCCTAACATCCAAGCGGCATTCGTTGACGTTGTGCTAAGACAGGCACAGCTTCAGATGGGTAAGCTCATGTGGCAAGGTGATGTATCCTTAGCGGTTACTAATCCATTGCATTTTTTTGACGGATATGTAACACGTGCAGCAGCTTCAAGCACAAATATTGATACTACCAACATTGGAACGATAACTAAAGATAACATTATCACCATTTTTGAGGATATGTCGGCAGACGTTCCAGATGCTTTATTTGATGATCCTGATATGATCATACACATGAACACAGGAGACTTCAGAAAGTACCAAGAAGCAGATAGAGCATTGTCTTTTAAGGGATCAGGCCCACAAGCAGCGGCACCACCTAACTTCGGAGGTCGTGAGATCAGGCATTACAGTGGACTGCCAGCAAACAACATTATCATAGCTAAATCCACAACCGGAACAGATTCAAACTTCTATGCTGGAACTCAAAAGGCATCAGATCAAGATCAGTTGATAGTTGAGAAACTACGTCCAGAAGGAGAGCATTATTTCCTAAAGGCTCTTTTCACAATGGATGCAAACTTTTCAATAGACAGTGAATCAGTATTTTACGCAGGATCATAAAATAATATAAAATGGCAACAGCAATAACATTAACAGTAGGCACAGCCGCAGCGGATAACAACTCTTGGGAGTCAAAGGGTAAGAAAGGTGTAAACCAGATTTATGCAGCTACCTCTATACCGTTGTTTGCGAAGGGGGCAGCCGTTCAGGTTTTCTCTTACGCACAACTAACAGGAGCTACAACACTCAACGCATCAACCACGATAGCAAACTTAACTCAAGGTGATGAGGTGGTATTCCTTTTCGAGGCTGACGCTACGGAGAGAATTGTAACCTTCGGCACAGGCTTTAAATCTTCAGGAACTGTAACGATTCCAATAAATAAAGGAGCTACGGCCAGAGGTTTATACGATGGCACTTCAGTAAGAATTTACGCTAGAGAAATTTACGCATAATGGCAGTAATAACCCCAGTACGGTATCAGGGAGTTTCATCACAGGCACAAGCCTACGCCACTACGAGTACACTCAAATTGAGTGCGCCCGAAGGGAACGACTTGCACGTGTGTTATGCTTCCATAACCGGAGCGATGACAATAGATTGCACGTTTCCAGGGTTGAAGCAATTTCAAAAAGTATTCTTTCACTTCACTTGTGACACTACTTCCAGGATTGTAACACTAGGAACGGGATTTATAAACTTAGCAGCTTTTGGATTGGTAGGGGCAACTCTATCTCTTCCGGTCAGCAAGAACGCTACTTTAGAAAGTGTATTCGATGGCACCTCTTTACGGGTTACAAGTGTAATCAGCGAAGGACGAGGTGAGACCACAGAGTCACCAGCATACGCAGCTTCAATAGCTATCACAGATCAGGCAGCTAAAAGGCATGTGGTAAGTCCAGGGCAATTAACAGGAGCGCTAACTTTAAATGCCACAGCAGTAACTAAGCATCTAGTGGGAGACGAGTTTGTATTCCACTTTTCAAATGATGCAACACAAAGGATTGTGACCTTCGGGACTAACATTCTTTCAAGTGGAACGATAACGATTCCGGCTAGTAAGACGGCTACGGCCAGAGGTTTCTTTAATGGAACAAAGATTTGTATTTCAAACAGAGAAATAAGCGCATAAAACTATGAGTTGTGGAACAATAACATTAGGGAGTTTTCCGGATTGTGACAACCCGCTAAAAGCAGGCACACAGCCTAGACTATTCCTTATCAATTACGATGACTTAACAAGTACAACGGCAAGCGCCACTACTCCTAATCTTATCACTGCGATGACCTTTGCTTCCAACTCGGTAGCTTATGTCTTCGAAGGTTTTAAGACTGACATAAAGCCAGTGCAGGAAGTGGTAGCTCCAGGAAATGGAGCCAACCAGCTTAAACATTCTGTTGGGTTTGTTGTTTACGAGATGAATCAGATCCAAAAGAACAACCTTC